AAAGTGAGGATTAATGTCACATTTAGTTAATGATATGATAATGGAATCTATCGCAGATGAAATCTGGGGTAAGGTTGAGAGTGGTGATTTCGATACTCATCAAAAAATGTCTGAAATTGGTTTTGAAAAGGGATTACATTGTGATGATGATATGGAAGAAATTGTCGAAATAATGATTGAGGAAGCTTGGGAAAATTACCCAGACGGCCCAATTAATTAAAAATAGCCCTTGACATTGCTATCAAAACATGGTACAATGCTAATATAATTGAGAGAGTGAGGTAATTATGCAAATCGCAAAAGATATCAAAGAAATCAAGTTCGTTGACACAAATGTGTGGGGTACAGAGATGCCTGTATCAGAACCAATCGTGATGGCTTCTGCCGCTGGTTGGTATGTTGGTGCAATCTGTAAAGACCCAGATTGTGGTGGTATGATTGTTCCTTTTGATAGGTACACAGATTATATGACACAAGAGAACGCTCAGAAGTGTCTTGATACATCAAGTGAATTAGGAGGTTTTGCAGTATGAAGAAAAAGTTGAAATATATTGTTTACACCCAAATGAATAAGTTGGGTTTGAAAGGTGAGTTTGATAACGCAAAAGACGCTATCAAATGGGCGAAAGAAAACGTCTATATGTTCGATTACTTGAAAGAGAGAAAAGATACATGGGAAGTCTTGTTTGAAGAAAACCTTGTATGGATTGGGAAAGGAGAGGTTATAGAATGTTAGAGTTTGAAAACAGTGAATATGTAAATGTCAATATGTCTAGTTTACAAGGACATATTAAGACAACTTATGGACAGTTAGTTAAGACATTTGGTGAACCAACATACACTGATGCGAGTCCTTATGAAAAGGTCAACGCACAGTGGTCGTTAGAGTTTACTATTCCATTCACAGATGAATGGGGAGAAGAAGACTTCAACTATGTCAAAGCGACTATCTACAATTGGAAAGATGGTTACATTCCTACAGAAGAGTATAACTGGCATATCGGTGGTTTCGATTGTGAGGCTGTAGATTGTGTTGAGAAAGTACTTGACTCTACTAAAGAATTAGTGTAGGATAACATAATGTTGAAGTTTATCTTAGGGATAATTGTAGGTTTTGTGATAGTATCATATTACCCACAGATTGCAGTACACACTACTAGTTTCATTCTAGATAGTGGTATTTGTGAACAGATATATAATAATAACAAATAAGGAGAAATATGAGATACAATAAATTTAATAAAAGAGGCTTTCGTGATAAGAAGGATAAATATCCTAGAGATGAAGGTATGACTGTTACAGTTCGACAAGTTAAGAACAAAGATGGTACTACTACCTCTGATGTTAATGGCGCTTTGCGAGTTCTCAAAAAGAAACTAATGAAGGATGGATTCTTTCAAGAGTTGAGAGAACGTACTTACTTTACAAGTAAAGGTGAGAAGAAAAGAAAAGCAAAGGCAGCTGGTAGACGTAGGTATCTCAAGAAGATAGAAAAGAGACAAGCGGAGTTAGGTTATTGAACGATAATGTCATAGAATTCCCAACTAATTTTAAACCCAATGCACCAAAGATTGTAGATTTGGATGCTGTCAAAATGCAAGAGGATTTGAACTTTGCAGATAATCTTGCAGAAGGTTTGATGATTAATCTTATACATAATGTACAAGAGAATGGTTTTGATATTAAGAAGGATAGATTCATTGGTGACATAAGTTTCCTTAACGAAGTTGTTAGGGGAGCTCTTTATAGACAAATGGGATTTACACATCCTATGCAAGATTTTATGGATTTGATAGTGAAGACAGAAATGACAGATGACAATCAAGTGATTACAAAAGTAAATCTAAACGAGATTGATAAGTGTCTTCCACAATCTGATGATGGTGGTAACGGAGATGATATTAGTTGATATGAACCAAGTGACACTATCTAACTTGATGGTGCAGATTGGTGGACGAAAAGAAATAGAACCAGACTTAGTTAGACACATGGTTCTAAATTCATTAAGAGGATATCGTAGTAGATTCTCTGATGAGTATGGTGAACTTGTACTTTGTTATGATGACAAGACTAATTGGAGAAGGGAAGTATTTCCTAACTACAAACATAGTCGTAGAAAAGATAGAAAAGCATCCAAGTTAGATTGGAACGCTATCTTTGATACCTTACATCTAATTCGTGATGAACTAGATGAATTTTTCCCATACAGAGTATTGCAAGTAGAAAATGCAGAGGCTGATGATATCATTGCGTCTGTTGTATTTCATGTTGCAAAAGAACCAAAGAATTACGAGAAGGTGTTAATACTTTCTGGTGACAAGGATTTTATACAACTGCAACAACATAACTTTGTATCGCAGTATAGTCCGACACAAAAGAAATTTATGAACGGTGTAGACCCTACTACATATATTAAGACGCATATACTTCAAGGTGATAGAAGTGACGGAGTTCCAAACTTCTTATCACCAGATAATACTTTTGTAGATGAGTTGAGACAAAGACCCATTTCCAAAAGAAAACTTGAAACTTGGATTGAACTTGAGCCTGAAGATTTCTGTAATGAAGAGATGATGAGAAACTTTCATAGAAACAGAACTCTAATAGACCTCAACTATATTCCAAAAGAACTAGTAAGTAAGTGTATTCAGACCTATTTGGAAACACCAGATAAGGATAGAAAACAACTACTAAATTATTTTGTGAAGTATAGATTAAGAAACCTAATGGAGAATATTGGAGACTTCTAATGAATAAACCAGTGAAAACTTATACACCACTAATGTCAGAAGTATTGACAAAGGTGAACAATGCAAAGACTAAAGATAAAAAGATTGCAGTTCTAAAGGAACACGATAGTGAGCCTCTTAGGATGTTAATCAAATCTTCTTTTGACCCAAAAATTAAATGGGTCATGCCTGAAGGTCAAGTACCTTACAAACCCAATGAAGCGCCTGAAGGAACAGAACACACACTTCTTTCTCAAGAAGTAAGAAAGTTCTGGCACTACATTGAAGGTGCAGATAATCAAACACCTAGAATGAGAAAGGAAACTATGTTCATTCAGATGTTAGAAGGTTTGCATAAATCAGAAGCAGAAGTTGTCTGTTATGCAAAAGATAAAATTCTACATCAAAAATATAAAGGTCTTTCTGATGCAGTAGTAAAATCTGCATTTGGTTGGACAGACGATTATTGGATGCCTAACGGTAACATTATTTGACTTGACTTTGCATCTTGATTATGATACAAATATAGTCAATGATTCATAATATGGTAAAAACCTCTCACTCTCTCTCTCAACCATATTAGCGAATCACCCTTGGGGGGTAGCTCAGTCTACCCCCTATTTTTATTGTTCTAAACCCTTGATTTATAAGGATAATAAAAACACTTGACATTGCCCCCTTTTTAATGTAGCATATTAATATAATGAAAAAAAGAGAGAAAAAGATGAATTTTGTGACGGTTACTGGTGGTAATAAAACTCAGAGAAAAGTCGCTGAGATTACTACTCACCAAATGATTACAGAATTACTTCCAAGGTTTAGAACTTTGGATATTGAAGTGAAACTGAAAAAGTTTCCTAAGAGTGACAGAGATGCGATTGGCTGGTGTCTGATGGAAGATGACAATCGTACTTTCGTTATTGAAATCAACAAAGATATTGGTATCACTGAGTTGGTAACCACGGTATGTCATGAGATGGTTCATGTCAAACAGTATGCACGAAATGAGATGACAGACGAATTGATTGAAAGTGGTCATGCTGTCTGGAAAGGTAGAAAGATACATCCTAAAACTGGATACTACGATTTACCTTGGGAAAAAGAAGCATACAAGTTGCAAGATAGTCTTGCATTAAAAGTTTGGAAAAGTGGAGAAATTTAGTACTTGACTTTGTTATCAAAACATGGTACTATGATTCGTAAATGAGAAAAGTGAGGGTAATATGGTAGATTTACTGACAGATATTGAAAGACTTGAAAGTGCAGTTATTTGTTTAACTGAAGGTGCAAGTGATGAGAAACGAATGGCTATTCATTCGTTAGAGAGTATGATTGCTGAAAAGAAAGCAGTCGTTGAGAAGTTTGAAACAGAAATGGAAAAAGAAATGGGAGTTATATAATGGAAAATAGTGCTAGTCAAACTGTTGCAGTTATTCATACAGCGTTTGAGGATAAACCATCCACAGTTGCTTTTGTGAAAACCAAAGAGGGTATGTCACTCAATCAGAAACTTGAGTATGCGTATCGTTGGACACAGAACATCATGGACAGTTGGTCACTGAAGTTGCCACAAGATGGTAATGATGATGTCACTGTTGTTGGTGAACTAACAGTTGATGAAAATGGACAGAAGTGGGGATTGCGTTCTACTTCAGTTGGTGACCAGATTTTGGTTGGTACTGAAAAGTATGTGGTCGCACCATGTGGTTTCAAAACACTTGAAGGAGAACCAGTATGATGAAATTAAAAGAGAACAAGGTCATGACAATTGACCTTGACGGCCCAAACGGTAATGCATTTTACCTTTTGGGTACGGCACAACTACTCGCAAAACAATGTGGGTTGGATGATGTTATGATAACAGAAGAGATGCAATCTGGTGACTATATGAATCTAGTCAAGACGATGGATAAGTATTTCCCTTTTGTTGTTTTTGAAACAAACAACCCAGAATATATGGAGGCGTTTCATGCTTAAAGAACTTGTTCTAGGAACAATGATGTCGTTGACACCAACTGCAAGTGCAGATACCGTTCCGACAAAACAACAATTCATTATTGACCAATCATATTGTCTTGCGATGAATGTATATCATGAGGCACGAAACCAACCACTTGCTGGTCAAATGGCAGTTATCTCTGTTACAGTGAATCGAGTAAACGACAAACGATTCCCTAACAGTATTTGTGGTGTGGTTTACGAAGGCCCACATCGTCCAAGTTGGAAAGACAACACCGTTATGATTCCTGTAAAGAATCGTTGTCAGTTCAGTTGGTATTGTGATGGTAAATCAGACCGTGTTCATGATATGGAA